CGCAATTTTAAGTTCCTGCTGTACATCATAAGCACCATTTTCATAAATGTCCAAACAACCAATATTGAAAAAAAGTAGAAAAAACAAATAAGACATGAATAATGTAAAATTATTTACTATCTTTGAAATCGAATTCGTTAACGAAGATACAGGACAAGTGGTGACCCTGACTACTACTTGTGGAAGCTATAAGGAGTTAGGAAAGTATTTAACAGAAATGGAAAAAAAATCATGGAAAATGTTGAAGACAACAAGAAAGGAAAATTAACGAAATTACTAGTGTTAGCGGGGATAATTGCGGCAATGCTAGGAGGATGTGTAATTAGCCTGAACATCCAAAAGAACAACAACAACAGCGACCAAAAGGTAGACCAAAATGCCAGCGCGAATCAAGAGAACGATAGTACATCATTTAACCTTAAGACGAATTAACATGGAAACAATAGTAAAAGAAGATGAAAAAGAACCCAAATTAAGTCAGAATGAAAATGACTATACGGAACAATACAAAGGGCTTATCATGCTGAGAAAGGGAAAACTCGAAGAAAACGAAGTATGGTTTGCAACAGTAGGACAAATGTTAGTATCTGACGGAGCATTCGGAACAAAAGAAGAACTTATCAACAACATGGAAAATCTAACACTCGACAGAGTATGTAAAATCATGATTGGAGTTGCTAATAGAATACTTAAATTAGGCGAAGAGAAATGAAAATAAATATTGGGAAAAATACACTAGGTGACAACGACAAAATGTCGGTAAGCCTAAGAGAATATGACAGAAGTACACACGATTTATCATTCGCGTGGAGAAGTACGATGGGAGTAGGAACACTAGTACCATGCTTGAAAATTCTAGGGACAGCAGGAGATACATTTGCGATTGAAGCAGAAGATAAAATTATGACACATCCAACACTAGGACCATTATTGGGTAGTTTTAAGTTTCAAATGGATGTATTTTCGGTGCCTATCAGGTTATACAACGCGATGTTACATAACAACGCTATCAACATAGGGCTAGACATGTCAAAGGTGAAATTACCAAAATTATGCCTTAATCAAGACGTAAATACACCTGCTAGCAGTATTTTCAATTACCTAGGTATCAAGAAATTCACGAACGGTCAGAAAGTAAATGCAGTACCATTCCTAGGAGTATGGGACATCTTTAAAAATTACTATGCCAACAAGCAGGAAGAATCATTTTACATGATTAAAAATGCTGTAGAACAAAATGATATAGCAATAATTAATGGGAATGAAATTAAAGGTGCAATGGCGACAGCGAAGGATGGAACTATTGAGGAGCAGGGCGCACAAGTACAAGTAGTCACGGGGATATCACCTGAAGATATTAATTTGAGTAATAGTTATATAGAACTAGCACCAATTAAATGGACAGAAGGAAGTGGAATCACTCAGTACATGAGAGGAGAAATAAGTTTATCAAATTGTGAACTAGAGCATGAAAAGAAAACACTGACAATTAAGATTAACTTCGGAGCAAATTTCACCCTAAAAGGGGGGGAGAGCAAAAAACCGACAGCGGAAGTAACATTCAAAGGTGGTACATTACATATAGAGAGTAAATCAGATATCATCATGAAAAACTACAGGCTGGAAGACCTTGACACTCTGAGAGAAGATATACTGAGCAAGGGTAGAGCAGAATATATAATCGGAAATAACAATGAAAATTGTGGAGTAAATTCGATAAATGAAATGGTATCAGACATAGCCAACGGAGGACAATTATACGGATTGCCGTTGAAGACACACTTTTCTGATATCTTTAACAATTGGGTAAATAAGGAATGGATTGACGGAGATAACGGTATTACGGCATTGACGTCTATCGACACGTCAGGAGGTAGTTTTACAATAGATACACTCAACTTGAGCCAAAAGGTTTATAACTTGCTTAACAGAATCGCGGTAAGCGGAGGAACTTATAAGGACTGGATTGAGACGGTATACACTACGGATTATTATTTCAGAGCAGAGACGCCAGTATATGAGGGTGGATTATCGGGAGAAATTGAATTCGGTGAGGTAGTAAGTACATCAGCGACAGAAATTCAAGGGAATGAACCACTAGGAACGCTAGCAGGTAAGGGGTACAACTCAAATAAGAAGGGAGGTACGATTACTATCAAGCTATCAGAGCCGTCCTATATTATCGGCATAGCAAGCATTACACCTCGTGTTGACTATTCGCAGGGAAACGATTGGGATAATGACCTAGATACACTGAATGATGTGCATAAGCCACAGCTAGACGGAATCGGATATCAAGACCTCATGGAAAAATGGATGCACGCAGATGCCAATAATAATGCAGCGGTCGGAAAGACAATTGCATGGATTAACTACATGACCAACGTCAATAAGACATACGGCAACTTCGCAGCAGGAGAAAGTGAAGGATTCATGTGTTTAAACAGACAATACATAGTTAAAAAGGGTGAAATTGAGAATGTAACAACATACATTAATCCTAAGGAATTTACAGGCATATTCGCAACGAACGAACTGAGTAACATGGACTTTTGGGTACAACTAGGATTCAGAATTCAGGCGAGAAGGGTGATGAGCGCAAAACAGATTCCAATTATGTAAATATTTGATTATGAGAAGAATACCAGTATTTAAAAAAATGAAAGGTATCATCAAGATTGATACCTACGAAGGAGAACTTATTGAAGACAAGGTTAGAAGATTGACGGAAAATAAAGAACCTATCAAGGATTCTGCACCACTGGTTTACACTAAGAAAGCAGAAGGTGTGTTACCTCAATATAACATCAGGACAGACAAATGGGACTTAGTACAAGGCAAAATGGAAGCAGCAAATAAGCAAAAAATCCTGAAGGCAAAAGGACTAGACCCAGCAAAAAAGACGGATACGCCTACGGTGTCACCTGATAAAGCAGATGCACCGAATACATGATGAAGGAGGGGGGGTTAACCCCCTCTAATACTATCACAATAAAATTGGTTGCGTAAGTTTTTACGCAACTGTACATCTATATCAAGTTAGAGTTTACCGCTTTTAGGAAAAGCGCGAAAAATTATGGGATTTCTAGACTTTTTGAAAGGTGATGGCGGTGGTATCGTATCCTCAGTTTTAGGTGGCGGCATGGGGCTAATTGGTAGCGCAATAAATGCCAAGGCGCAGAAGGAAATGCAGGAAGCCTCCTTTGAATACGGAAGGGAAATGATGGAAAAGCAGAACCAAGCGGAACTCCAGCGGATGGGGTTGCAGTTTGATTACAACAAGAAAACCGCGCAATACAACCAAGATTTAGCGAGGGGAATGTATGACTATACATTCGACAAGCAAAATGCATACAACAACCCTGCGGCAGAAAAAGAAAGATACGAAGCAGCAGGACTGAATCCAGCATTGCTATATGGAAGTGGTGGAGGTAGCGGTGGCGGAACAAGTGCTACGACAACAGGGGGACAAATGCCTCCAGTAACAAGTATCCAGCCAATGGGAGTGCAAGTGGCTTTGCAGGCAGAAGCACAGAAGGCACAAATAGAGTTGACCAAAGCACAGACTAACTCTATCAAAGCCGATACAATGAAAAAAGTTACCGCAGATATGGCAAGTGCAGGACTCGACATGGTGGGAAAAATGCTAGCAAACAAAGGCAGCGAAGTCAACAATCGCAAAGCAGAGCAGGAAATTCAGAACCTGAAGAAAACTAACGAACAAATTACCGAAAATATCGGGAAGATAAAGGAAGACAAGAAAATAGTAGAGTTTGAAAACTGGCTCAACGAGCTGAAAAAAGAAGCGACAATGTTATACAATGACGGCTCGTCAATCTCATTTGAAAGCTTGTACAGGGCTAACGAATGGAGCAAACTCAAGACAGAACTGGAAGAACTGAACTTCAGGAACGAAAAAGCAATATTCGAACGAAACAAACTGGAAGGGCTGTTTGATAACCTCGATAAAATCATAAAGGGAGAAATAGACGGCTATCAGTTGAACACCAAGAAGTACGAAGAAATGGACTGGAATCTGAAAAACGATAAGGCTTTCGGAGACTTACTCGAAGAGCTAGGAACAGACAGCAAATACAGTAAGTTACTGTTAGCAATTATCAGGTACTTTGCAAACAAAAAATGACGCGCACGCATTAGATGCACGCACGATATTTTTAGTTTGGGCGTCACCCTACGGGTCGAGCTATGCAGAATTCGCTACTATGTGGCGCTCAATCACCGCGCGGCTAGCATACATAACAATAAGAGGTCATACCAACTGAAGAATGAACATCATCTGAAGAAGGGAGTGACCTCTCATTGTTATGTATGTAATATTTGAAAAATAGACCAAAAAAAGCAACAAATATGGCGCTGATCAAAGAGGCAGCACCAAAAAAATAGAACAATTATGTGCCTTTATACGAAATACATATTAAATCCGAAATACCTACCAAACAAAAGTAACGGATATTGTCCTCCACCATGCACAGATGAACGACTAAGATATGTACCGACTTCATGCGGTGTCTGTATCGAGTGCAGGAAAGAAAAGAAAAGAAACTGGTGTATCAGGCTAAATGAAGAAATGAAGAATGCAACTGTTGCAGCAACTTTCGTAACATTCACGTTCTCAGATTTTTGGCTCAAAAAAATAGGTGAGAAGTTGACGATAAAACAGAATCCAAGCTACGAAGAACTGAATATGATATGTTACTACGCGCTACGACATTACATGGAACTATACAGAAAATACAATAAAGGGAAATACCCCAGGTATTGGTTTATAACAGAACTAGGTGAAGACTTCGAGAGAATACACATGCACGGAATATTGTGGGGTAATCCAGCACTATTACAGCATTGGAAGTATGGCTACTGGTACAAAGGAGATTATGTCAATGAGAAGACAATTAACTATATCACTAAGTACATGCTCAAAATACCTGAAAAAAACCCTGAATTTATCGGTAAGGTAATGACTTCCAAGGGACTAGGTAAGGGGTATTGGAAAAGTTACAACGCAAAAAGGAACAGATACAAGGAAAACGACACAAACGAATGTTACAAACTACCTAACGGGGCAGAAATACCACTACCACAATATTACCGTAACTATATATACAGCGAAGAAGAAAAAGAAAAACTATGGATTGAAAAGCAGGAAAGAGGATACCGATATATCGGAGGAGAGAAAGTAAGAATGGATAACGAAGAAGAATGGGCAAATCTGACAAGATATTATCAACAGCAAAGCGAGAAAGTTTGGAAAATAGACCCAACACATTGGGGAGAAGAGAAACAAAAGAAGAGATTAGCTAAGATGAGAGAAGCAAGAAGGCGTGTTAATAAGTCAAGAAAATCGGTTGATAACTCTACAAAATCGGTTGATAAACCTGTTAATAACTTGTTGATAAAATAAATGCTTTAAATTTGGAATA